CTCGGATTAATATTGTTTTCAAGCATAGAAATATACCCTTTACTGAGAGAACAAGCACTTGCAAATTCTCCTATTGTAATGTTATTTCGTTCACGATAATTTTTTATAATATCACCTAATGTCATTGCTTCACCTCGTTTTGTTTAGTATATTGTACAGCATGTTGAAAAAACAGTCAATAAAAATGTTCAACATACTTGACAGGTTATGTTGTAGGTGCTATTATACAAACAGTTCAACATGGTGAACAGAAAGGAGATGATTAATAAATGGGTTACAAGATAAGAGAATGTAGGAAAGAAAAAAAGATGTCACAATGTGAACTAGCGGAAAAAAGTGGAGTATCACGGACAGTTATCTCTGGGTTGGAGTGTGGATCAATTACAACAACTACAACAGATACTCTTTTAAAGATAGCAAGAGCTCTCAATAAAAAAGTAGCAGATATTTTTTTTGAAACATAGTTCAACATGTTGAAAAGCCAAAAATAAACACAGATATAGAAAAGAAGGTGAAGGGAGATAGAAGAAAAGGTGACTGTATCAAAGAAAGTGTGGATATCATTACTTTCAACCATGCTGACATTAGCTACTTTTTCAGCGTGCTGGTGGCTTCATAAAATGTTTTTTCTTATTTTAGTTTGTACATTTTACTCTACAAAAAAGCTTATCGGGGAAGTAATTGGAAACATAAAATTTGAAGATGAGAAAGCTGATTAGCATTTTATGAAAGATATTACAACAGTATTACAGGAAAGAAGGCTTGTAGGATAACCATTGAGGCCCGCAAGGCCGGATAGGAGGTGAGAGAAGTGATAACAGCAGTTTTTGTTATATCAACAGCGATATGCGCCGTAGGGTGGCTGACTCGAAGCATTTCTTGTGCAGCACTTATCTATTATATCGAAAAAAGCGGATACAAACTTCCGGATAATCAGGATCTGGAAGAATGCACCCACTTCGCAGCAAAAAAGCTTTTTAAATTATAAGTTCAGTTTTTTTAAGACGAGGGATGTTATGACGCTATTTGCTACATTGGATATTACATCCAAAGACATGGAACCGATGGTTGTAAAAACAGGTTTTAATTTTTGATCCCATACGGTTTCTGACCGGATTTTTTCAAGAAACTCATGTCCTTGAAAAGTCATATCATAAACTCGAAATGTAATCAACTGGCCAGTAGGTGATCGTTCGTATTGAGCGTTGATATAGCCACCCTCAAACAATTTAATGAGGGTATACAAAACTTGTTCACGATCATGTGATGATATAGAGTTTTGAAATTCATCAGCTTTGTACGCACCCATATGAAATGTTTCAAGTTCAAGTAAAACATCACGTATACAGTCAGGTGTTAATTGCATGATATTTTCTCCTTTTTGAGATACTCGGGCATGCCAGTGCCCTGTAAGAAAAGAATAGGAGAGAAACAGTAGAAAGTCAATATTTATGTCAGACCAAGAGGAGAATTAGGATGGAAAACATAAGAAAACCACAAATATTAATTCAGACAGATGGAATTACAAACACAAAAATTTTCATTGACGGAAAAGAGCTTCCGGGAGTTGCAGGAGTGAGATTTTCACAGAGTTACAAAGAAAACAAAGGACTTCCTGTGTTACAGATCGAACTGAAAGCAACGAATGTTACGTTAGACGCAAAAATGCTCCCTGCATTGCCGGAACCATATAAAGGACAATACATATCAATCAGTAAACTGCTTGCATCGGGTGTAATTCCTAAAGATAAAATAGTAGAGCTTTGCAGGGAGAATGGAATAGAACTGGTTTTAGATACTCCTTAATTCATCTGGAGCAGAAGCGAGAATAGGACATTCGTCTTTACACGGAGATGAACAAGGGAGTTCACTAATGCCTTTTTCCCATACATTAGTGTTGAAGACATAAGTGGCTGATACCTTGATATCCTTATTTGCTTTTGGACAAAAACCAGTTACAGAATACTTTCTTTCCATAAAGATCCTCCTTTCTTTGATACTCGGCATGGCAGTGCCTGTATTTACAGGATAGGAGCATACAGCTCGACAGTCAATGAAAGACGTTCGACAATTTGCTTAAATTTTTATAAAGAGGTGGAAAAAATGAACAGATTTGATCTCTTAAAACAGACAAATACAGATCTTGCAGCTCGCGTAATTATAGAATTTGGAAAAAGATTCCACGATAATCCAGAAGCTTTAGCAGAACATCTGGAAAGCAAGATAACAGAAGAAGACCTGCGCCGGATTAATGATGCAGGTCGTAAGGAAGGGTTAAGACCGATCGTCTTTATCCCGTAGGCAATAGTAACAGCCATTTCCGTTTGGGCATCCCATCATTTTTGCATAAATCAAACAAGACATATAAGAATTATCCATCCTAATGTGTTCTGGCTTAATTTTATCAATTTTGCATTCTGCTGTTTCATTATCCAAGTCGTGAATTTCGCCGGTATTGATATTAAGCAGAAAACGTTTGCCATTAAACGGTGTCTGAGATCTTCGCATAATCAACCCTCCTTCCATATGTACTCGGGTGTGTCAGCACCCTGTATATATAGAATAGGAACGTACTGTCGAAAACACAAGAAAAAGCGTTCGATAAAGTAGTAAAAATTCTATAAACACAATAAACACAATCTCCATACGATAAAACAGGAGGTGAACTAGATGGCAGTTATCAAAGAAATCAAAAACGGATCCGGAGGAGTAATCCGGATCCACGACGACTACTGCAAGAACAATACTCCGGAAGACAACCAGAAGATTATAGATAACGTATCCCGGATAGTGAATGATTATTACATAAGAAAATCCGTGGGGTAGAAGGAACTTGCAGAGCTCCACCCTCTGGTGGATGAGGAACATAAGAAAAGAGGCAAGAAATGAAACGAGATGCGATCATATCCCTGTGTATAGCCCTCCCGGTGGCAAATCTGCCGTTCTGGCAGTGGAGAAGCCCGGCAGAGATGATCCTGATGGCAGGGCTGTTCTGGCAGGTGGCGTTTGTTGCCGTGGTCGGGACGGGATATAAGAAACGAAGATAAAAAATGCCAGCACATAGCAGTGTGCTGGCAAAGGGAAAAATCCCAGATGTAAACGTTCAACATCATCATAGCATCTGGGAGGAGAACAGTCAAGCGGCACGGGTGAAAAGCCCGTATTTATTTTTGGGGTACGAGTCCCCTTGCAGGCTTGATTAAACGTATTAGAGATAGGACAAGGATTGCTTATGAGGTGTGGATATATAAGATGGATCTGGGACTGTGGAAACACCAGGGAAGTTGAAGAAAAGCATACGGGCAGATATGGAGCCAGGGGACAGAAAAGACAGAAGAGGAGAAAAGCCACTCCGGAAGAGATCGCTAAACAGAACCAATGGAAAAAGGGAACGGGATGTCCGCCGTCTGATTAAATGGAATTTCGGAATAGGAGATTACTGGTTCACGCTGACGTACAAGAAAGGCTCACGGCCGCCCTGGAAACAGATGCAGAAAGATATGTCAAAATTCATTCGAAAGCTCCGGGACAAGTATAAAAAATATGGATGGGAGTTGAAGTACATATACCGCTTGGAGATTGGAAAGCAGGGCGGACCCCACGTACATATCCTGGTCAACCGGAAATCAAACAATGAGACAGATACAGGGCTTCTAGTGGAAATGTTATGGAACCATGGCCATGCACAGACGAAGAGAGTATATGACGTAGATTCCGGAGAACTGGCAGAATACATAACCAAGCCGTTGAAAGAACATGAGCCAGAGGACCTGAAACGGTACCACCCATCCAGAAACCTGATCCGCAAGGATCCGGAGAAAGAAGAGATAAAGAAACGGAGCCTGGTGGACAGGCAGGGGATACCGAGAGATCCGAAACCACCAAAGGGATGGGCGATTGTTCCTGGTTCAGTAAAACATGGGAAAAACAAGGTGACAGGCTACGCATACCGGCATTACATACTGGTCAGAACAGGGAATAGAAGGGATTGACATGTGGAAAGTAGACATATATCTGGAGGCAGACAGCAAGGCCCAGAAGAATACAGAGAGAAAATGTGCATATATCCTGGAAACGATTTGCGCCGGCGCAATTAAAACAGCAGAAGGGTTCCAATGTATTTCTGGAACATACCATAGTGCAACCCTTCAAAATCTGGTGGCAGCATTATCGCGGATCAGAAAGACAAGCAATGTCTGCGTCCATACAGAAGATGTTTATGTGGTCTCCCGTATCCGGAAACTTCCGGAAATGGCAGCAGCCAATTGGGAAGATGCCAGAGGCACCAGGATTGGGAACGCAGAACTCTGGAAAAGGATCTGGGAGCTGATAGAAGAGCATCGCTTAACATTAACAGCAAAAGCCGGGAAGCATAGTTACTCAAACTGGCTTCAGGAAGCTATGAAAAAACGAAAGGAGAAGATGTAAATGTTCGAAAGATTTGGAGAGATGAGCAGCTGCAGGGAGATCAACGAACTTGCAGAGAACCTGCTGAATGAAGGAGATATCCAGAGCCTGAAAACGATGGCGCAGGAGAACGGCATCCCGGAAGACTATGTTGAGATGTATCAGTCCGGCGATATCCCGTATCTTTGCGATGCTGTGACGGCCGCCATGGGGAAACTGGATGTGGAATGCAGATCCCTGAAACTGGCCGGTCTGATGAATGACTGGGTGGAGTATATCCGTGGGCTCTGCATGGAGGATGAGATGGTCGCACACCAGGTCCGCAAGAAAGGAAAGAGCCTGAAGCAGTGCATCGCAGAGATCTTGAAGTATGCCTTTAAGAACCAGGTACCTGTGGACAAGGAGATCATAAAGGCTGCAGGAGTCAACGCCGGAAAAGTGACCTTCGGAGATCCGGACATGGGTACCGCAAAAAAACTGATCCGTGATTACTATCTGGGAGGCAGCAGGAAATGAAGAAAAAGGAGATAGAAAAGATCCCTTTCCGGGGCGGTGTCAGGGCAGACAAACAGTATCGTAACACAGCAGTTGTATTTTTGCAGGATATCCGTGGAGAGAGCCATCTGTTTGTTGAAGTTTACGAAAACAAAAAACGGGAGCTGCAGACCCCGTGGATCCGGATGGTGTTTACCCAGAAGGACTGGGGCTTGTATTATCCGGATGCAAGGGTCTGGTCGGCAGCAGGTCTGGATGAAGAAAGGGAAAAGATCGACAGTAACTGCAAAAAAAGAGACAACAGGTGTTATATGGCTAGGTCCCAGGGAGATATGGTGTGGAAGTTTACTGGAGATACGTGGGAACGGAAATACACCACCTGGGTAGGTGCCCTGCAGAGCCTGATCTATAACATCAAAGCGCAAAGAGTCCAGAAAAGGGAAGACAAACGTGCGGACAGGCTTAAAGAACGGGAACAGAACACCCCGCCGCTTCCGAAAGGACTGGAAGACTGGGCGAAAAAAACAGGCATTGGAACAGAACACTTCCTGTACTACAAGCGTCATGGAAGATATGCGGATATAACCTGCTCTGCATGCGGACAGGTGACGGAGGCAGCGGTCAGAAGAAAAGACACCTACGAGGGACAGTTTGAAAAGATAATCCCGGTCCCGCAACATGATTCGGTGGGAACGTGCCCTCATTGTGGTGCTGCAGGGGTGTATAAAGCCCAGGGAAAGGTCAAAGGAGTATGGGGGCATGGGATGAACTGCTTTATTGCACAGAGATATAAGGACGACGGAGCAGTGATCAGATACGTGGAGATAGAAAAAATATACAGACTGGATACTTTCCTGGATGAAAAAGAGATCATGATAGGCGCAGGCGAAAAGATGATCATAACTGAGATCGCAAGGACTTACCTGGAAAAAGGAAAAAGGCCACAGACAGATTATCATAAATTTAGTTCTTACTCCGGAGAATTCTGGGATGACTGCAATTTGTGCGGAATGAACAACATTTCGATCAAAGCAGCAAAGATATATCCGGAAAGCTACAAAGAACTCCGGACCACATTCCTGAGATATTCGGCAGCAGAGATGTATGGAAAACATAAGACCATGTACAACCTGAAAGAATACCTCGAAAGATATATCCAATGGCCGCAGATAGAGATGTTTGTGAAAATGGGATTACATCATATAGCGGAATCTATAGTAGAGGGCTACTGCGGGATCATAGCAGACAAGGATGCCATAAAGCCGGAATGTTTTCTTGGAATCTATAAAAGAAGGCTCAGGGACCTGAAGACCTTGCAGGGGAATCTGGATTATCTGAAAATGTGGCAGATGGAGAAGCGG